ATCGCCGCTCAGCAAAATGAAATCTTCATCATCAACCAGCACTTGGATCTGACTTACACGACTTAAGTTCCCTGTTGCCTCTTTAACAGCAACAATATTCTTGATTTTTGCCAAGCGCGCAATCGTCGGCGGCAGCATGTCACACCCGGTGCGAGAAGGCACGTTATAGAGGATTTGTGGCAGTGCGGTGCTTTCGGCAATGGCCTTGAAGTGCTGATACAGCCCTTCCTGAGTCGGTTTATTGTAGTAAGGCGTGACCGTCAGGCAACCCACTACGCCGCTATTTTCGAAGCGCTGGGTCAGCGAAATGGCTTCGGCGGTGGCGTTGGCGCCGGTACCGGCGATCACCGGAATACGGCCTGCGGCCAGTTCCAGCGTCTGCAATACCACGTCAACGTGCTCGTCATGGGCAAGCGTTGCAGACTCGCCGGTAGTCCCTACGGAAACGATGGCCGCAGTTCCACTGGCTACATGATAATCAATCAATTTTTTTAGGCTCGCGCGATCGACAGCACCTGTGTCGTCCATCGGCGTAACCAGTGCAACTATACTTCCCGTAAACATTGGCCGTCCCCTCCACAAACAAGTCACTCATGGTACTTTAATTTTAAATGTAACAATATGATTTTAGTGATATTTTTAATTATCACGTCCTCATACTGACCACAGCTTAAGAAAGTACGCTAAACGCATTCGCCGAATTGTATCAGCGTTTATCTCCAATCGCAGCAGTTCTATTACTCAACTCCTTATACTACAGACGTAAAAAACCCGCACTCGGCGGGTTTGGGGTTTTCCCTGGTGTTGGGATTATTTCTCTTTGCTGCTAAAGGTAGTCCGAACGAGCTTTATAATTTTTGTAATGACCCGGCGTATAACACCTGGTGGCCTGCACTTGTCGCAGTAATCAGACCCTGAATCGCCGCCATCTGACAGATGATAAATCCATAACCCGCACGTCTTGCAAAAAACCATATCCAATCCTTGATACTAAGCTGCCAGGGTAATGGCGTTTAATCTGTACGGTTTTTATCCTACTGATATATCCGCACATCCTCCAATTGATTACGCAGATCAATTACATGCGAATTGATCGCTCAAACCGATCAACTTGGTAGGTATTTCCGCGCACCTTGGCCGCGCCACATGCAGATCATTACAGTTACTACAATTTTGCCTAACTCCCCGCAAGGCCGCGCCGTTGCTGGTTTCAGCCGTTTTTACCGTTTATTTTTTTGTTGGGAAATGTCGCCCGGCGATCTGACGTAAAATAGAAAACCCCTTTTCTATCAATGCATTGAACTTTTGCGATCCTGCCGAGATCGTCGCATTTACTGTAATTCACTGAAATCCTTGTCACTCGTTACAGTCAGCGATCCTTGCGCGATCCTTAGCGTTGGCGCGGCCTGGCGATATGTTTTGTACACTCACCACACTGAAAAAAAGTCCAGAAATATTTTGCGCAGGCTTGGTGGGCGTGTGCGTTTTACGTGCCACTTCTTTTACCTCACCGGATTTACGCCCTGTGCCACGCATGCGGGCCACCACGCGGTTAATCCAATGCAATGGTGATAGGTCGATGCAAAAAATGCAGCACCGCATAGCGGGCCGCACATAACGTTCTAGCTAACTGCTTTCATGGGGGAATATTGATTAATTGCCTGGCCGGGATGGTCAGTCAATGTAAGAGGCGTATTTCTTATTGAGGGCTTTAGTTTGTTCACTGGTCGCCGCGATGGCGTCCGCGTTGGTCGGCGTGCCGGTATTGCTGTGAGTATGGCTGGCGGTCTGCTGTGCCAACTGGCTGATCACGTCCAGGGTATCAGTCAACAGGCTTAACACGTTCACATCCTCGCTACCCAGGCGGATGGATGGCGCGAGCAGTTCCTGAACCGCTGCCACACTGCGCCGGATGCCCTGGATTTGCTCGGTGAGCGAACCGCCCACTGTGAGACTATCGTTCTGGCCAACATCGTTGATTCTGTCTTTGCTGCAGCGGCTAACCAGGTTACCCGATGCCCCAACCGTGTAATCACCATCAGCCAACTGCACCACGGCCCCGGCCAACAATTTGGCGGTACCCAGTACCGTGGTGGTGTCGTTGGCCTGCACCAGCGTTGTGCGCGCGGTGGTGGTGCGGCCTTCCTCGTCGCTGCTGACGGTACGCTTGCTGCTGGATTCCTCGATCGCCTGGTCAGTTTCCCGCTGCCAGCTGCCAGACTGCGTCACCCGCTGACTCACCCCGGCGCGCTGCTGCTGCAACTGTTCGCCTGGCTTGATATCCGGCAGCGCATGACCGTCCGGCAGGGTCTGGCGGATCAGCGGCTTATCAGGCCGACCGTCAGCAAACCCGACCTCGACCAGCGTCCCTTCGGGCGGATACTGGAATAACCCGCCTTCGGCCCCGGCCATCGGTACCGGCAACGGTACCGCGTTGTAAACCGGGGTATCTTTCACCGCTGTGCCGTTCTCATCCAGCAACTGCAAGTTAACCGCATAGCGGGGCCGGAATGGGTCGGCCTGGTCACCCAAAGTCGCGCTATCGGTCGGCCCCATGACGCGCGCCAGACGCGGCAGGTGCAGCCCGGCGCTGAGTTCAGGATAAATTTTATCAATCTGACGCTGTTCCGGGCTTTTCTGGGCCGGTTTTCCCTGGCTGTTGAGTGGTGTCCAGGTCAGTGTCATTTTGTCATCTTTAATCGCCACCTGAGTAATACGCTGGCCGTTGACGATCACGCCAGGACGAATGGCCGGGATTGCGGGCAGCGTGATGCTATTGCCACCGGCTGCATTTTGAATAAATTCGGTTGGAATATCGATCGGCGCGTCAGCAAAGCGGGAATGTGCATAGCTGCCCACATAGACCGTGCCGTCAGGCAGCTGAAACCAGGTGTAATCCGTGATGCCAAAGGCCCGCCCCAGATTAGCCAGCAGCTGATAACCGCTGCCGCTGTGGGTAAAGTGTGGTATCGGTGTGTCGGTATAGTTGGCGTTATCCGGCAGGGAAAACACCATATCGGTACGCCGGGCGACGTCGGCGACCACATCGCGCAACGTCGGGTGTTGCAACGATACCGGCCAGTCCCCCGCAAACACACCGACCAATTCACGCACAGAAAAACGCTGCGCGCCATTCTCTGCCGGGCTGCTGCGCTCCACATAGCCGGTAAACCAGCGGTAAACCGTATTGTCATACCCCAAATCCAGACGCACCAGTTGGCCGGTATGGTCGGTGGGGGTGAGTGCCGTGATAAAACCACGGCCACACCCGGCCAGCTCAAGCCAGACATGCTGAGAGGCCACCGCCACGGTTTCACTGCCGATGCGCAGGGTAATCACCGGTTTCATTTTTCAGGCTCCACCGGCCCTATGGCCGTATCAATTTTTTTCAGTACGCCCTCAAACCATGACAGCTTTTCAGGGGATTCCTCGGCGCTGCCGGTACCGCCAGCCGTCTGGGCAGTGGTAGCCTTGCCACCGCCAGCGGCCGCTGCCTGCATCGCCTTGCGTTCGGCCACGCTGAAATATTCTTTTAGGGTGAAATTCACCAGCCAGGCCATGCGGTCAGTTTGCGGTACCGCATCCACGTTGCCCGAAAACGTCGCCTCGCGGAACTTGATCGCCTGGGCCACTTCGTGAGCCACCCGGTAGCGTTTCATGCCCCCACTGGCGCTTTTTGCCTCCGCCAGCGCAAACAGGCGAGTCAGTTGCCCCTTTTCGGCAAAGGGGATCAAACCGGACACACGCAATTCCTTGCCCTTGACCCCTTGCTCAGCATTGGCCGTGCTACTGGCCTGCCCAGACTGGTCTTTATCCTGGATCTGCATGGACGGCGTGACCAGAATGCTCTTCATCAGAATGGCTTCGCCATCCAGCGCCAGGACAATAATTTGCGTCATAACGCCCCCAACATCGCGCGCAGTGGCGCAAGGTCGTCACCAACAAACATCAGCGCCAACGTGAAAACACGGTCAGCCTCCGGCACCGCATCACGCATCAGCCTGGTAGCAGTCTGTGTGTCACCGATAGCGGAAACCGCCCAAACGGCAATACTTCCAGCCTGCAACTGCGCCAGCCCGTCTTTTGCTGCCTCCAACAGGGCAGCGCGCTGCTGGGTAAATTCAGCAAGCTGGGCGGTAATGCCTTCCGGGGTACTGGGTACCGCTGCATCGGCGATAGCCTGGATAAGTGATTGCGCGCCGGTAGCCAACCGGGTGGTGCTGACCGATAACGCCACCGCAGGCGGCAAACCACCGGCAACAGCCGGTAACTGCATGCGACTGGTTGCCAGACTGATCGCCGTTTTGGCCCGGCGCTGCACCTGGGTGAGCGTGGGCATCGGGAATACCTCGGCGGCGCTGGTCAGTTGCGTGACAAATGCCGCCAGCGTGGGCGACGTCAGCAAAATAACGGTAACGTCCTGGCGCACCGATGCCCCGGCCAGGCGGCTAACCAGGTAGTTAACGGCATTCGGCGGGCTCAGGTAAAAACCGGAGTCTTCTTCCTGTCCCAGCCCAAACACCCAAGGATGTGCCACCACGGTGGAACAGGTTACCCCTTGCAGGTTTTCCGGGATGTGGAGGCGCTTTTGTTCCCACATTACGGCATCACCGGCCAGTCAATATCTGGCGCAGCTGCTGGATCAATCCGTCCCAGTAGCACCCGGAATTTTTTCCACGCGGTGAGCCGATCGGCGTCGCCGTCCTGCTGCATATCCAGTTCAATGACATCCTCCAGCTCGCTGATCTCTTGGTCAGCCATCGCCCTGAGTTCCTGGCGCTGCTGCTGCGCTTGGCTGACAACCTGCTGGCGCTGTTGGGCGACTTCCTGCTCTAACGCATCAGTCTGCGCCTGAATATCAGTCACCCACGCCTTGCCGTTCCAGGTGTCAAACGGTGTGCCTGACGGGGTAAACGTGCAACCTTCCGGCAGGACAAAATAGGGCTCTGGTACCGTAGCCGTATGCCCATATGCGCCGTAAAACGTTTTGCCGGTCATGTCCTGCAACTGCTGCCATTCACCATCGGCGAACAGCAAAACATGACCCGGCTCAGCAACAGGCGGGGCTATGGTGACGGCCCATTCTGGCAGCGCGGCGATCATCTCCATGACCACAAACGGGGTGCCGTGCTTGTCCCAATATTCAACCCCGCGCAGGTCTGGTACTTCGCGCCATTGCTTACCGTTCCATACCCCAGTCATACCGCTTTTAGGTTGACAGGGTGCCGTTGTACTGTTGGCAGGTAACCCGCTCTGTGGCGGTACCTGGTAATGATGGGTGCCGGTAAACACCCCTTTTTCGTCAAAGTTATAAATCCACACAAACTGCGGATTGTCGGAAAATTCAAACGCTGTGCCTGTCATGCCAGCCTCACAATGTAGTTAAACGCAATGTTATCAACGGTATTTTTCACAGCACCTGTGGCATCAATACGCAAATCATGGTTGTGCCACCCCAATGGGAGACTGTGCACATGATCAGGAACTGCCTCGATCATGTTGATATCGTTATATCCCCTGTCCTGGTCAATAGAATGGCGTGTGCTCCATCCTCCATCCAATGCCGTATTAGAGTTATACGAACGTAAACGAGGTTGAAAACCACCATTTGCCGTGGTTTGCGGTTGCCCTAAATCCCTTGAATACACTTCACCACCGTGGCCGTGGCTCTTCACTTCACCATCGGCCAAGTGAAGGGGGCCACGATCGTCAGGTTTGCCCAAAATGGTACGCCCACGCATATCAGGTAACACACCAGATGGGTAAAGTTGCGCCAGCAACGGATAAGCACCAGTGTTAAAGCTTTGCCCCAGCATGAAAATAAACCCGGCTGGCGGTGAATTCCCCGGCCACGGCAACGGTACCCCGGCCGGGGTGATTTCTTCCTTGATGGCGAACGTGCCCGCCTTGCTGGCAATGCGCCCCGTTTGCGTGTTGAAATCCCAAATACACTCCTGACCACCGTCGCCGATAGCGTGGATCACCGGATGGGCATGCATATCCGTGCCCGGCATGACATAGCCAAAGCTAACCGCAGTAGGCCACCCTCGGTCTTTCCTTGTCGCTTTACCTTTTACAATGGGCGTATATACCCCATCAGGGGTGACATCCCACTGCCAATTTGGTTGATAAAATGGGGCTTTAGCATTAAGTTGCTCCGCATAACCCCATGCGCCTTCCGGCAGTACATTAGGAGTGCTGGAAAAATAAGGCGCAATGATCGGGCCGGTAGCGGTGTCACCGATTTTGTGCAAAAAGCGGCCATCCGATTCCGCCTTGCTGTAGACGTCCAGATCTTCAACTTCCTTTTCCAGCGCATCCAGCGGGAACGGCTTGCGTTCATCCGTCACAACCGTGCCGTCAATACTGGCTATGCGTGTGACATAGTGCTGGATGCCTGCCGCATCAACATAGTTTTCCAGCGTGTCGGCGGCGCGCAGGGTGAAGCGGTTCGCCCAGGCTCCCGTCACGGTTCCTTCCCAGCAAATATCTACCCATACGCCGGTTTTTGCCGTTACTGCCAGCGTATCCGCTTCGCCCAAGATGGCACGCAGGCCAGCAACATACCCCAGACCGGGGGCCACACTGGCAGTGCTGCCGGTCACGCTAACCTTGAAGCCCTCGTCACGGAATGCCGCGTCACCGTAATAATCGACGTTTGCCAGGCGGCGCGATTCGTCCATGCTGTGCAGCCTGGCGCTGAAATCAATCTGCCAGGTTTCAGGCGTTACAGTGATTTGCGTGGCCGCTGCGGCCCCGTCGAACTGCATCGACAGGTTGCGGATCAAGCTGTTGCCCTGCTGACCGTTCTCGGTCTTGATTTTCGACTGGGTAGCAATATGCACAATCATCAGCACGGTATCGCTCGCGCTATCGACCAGCCCCACCCAGTTGTAATCCCAGTTGCCGATCGTGGTATCCAGCACCACGGAATACACCACGGCGTTTTCGTTCAGCGCACCATATTGCGTAATTTCAGCCGTATGCTGGATTTTCCCAGCCTCCGGCATGCCTTCTCCGCGGTCGATCTCCGCGTTTTCATCCTGCCCAGGCATCAGGGCAAAAATCATTTTGTCGGCCCTGGCTGGCTCTTTATTCAGGATTTTATTCACGTTCCAGGCTTCAAACGCCCGCGTGATAATGCTTTGGGCCATTACACACCCCTCATTTTATTTACCGATGGTGGTAGAAACTTAATCAAACCCGTTTTGACCCATCGTCGTGCCTGCAATTAAACGAACGCTGACGGATATTCTGGCGTCGCCCTCTTCCGAACTGACCGCCTCTACGCCGCTATAAACATCAAACGCCCGGTAAGGTTCACCACTGAACACCAGGGCAAGATTCACCGTGATCGTGCTGGCCGTTGTCGTTTTAGGTGTTGCATAAACTTGCATCGTCACAAATTCATTATCTTTGCCGAGGTAGAAATACCCGCTTTGTGGGGAAAGCGAGGTAAAAATACCGACACCGTTCAAAATTTTAATGCCCAACGGATTTTTGATATCGAATGTGCCGCGATATACCGTCGCACCATCCGGCATGGATTGCCGTGCCATTGTCGATTTAGAGGTGCTGTATGACGATGTATACACTTTGGGAATAATGTAATGGCTGGCTAAAACCTTGAGGCCGTCGCCTTCTTTTCTTAACAAGTTATCTTTAGCCGGGCTTACTGTAATGTCGGCCCCTTCGCCGGGTTCACCCTTTAGCGATGCAATAAAATCCGCCTCTGTGCCGATGTTGCCCGCACCAAGCCAAATCTCATAGGCGCTCTTGCCCGCTGGCCCTGGCGGCATCATGTCCGCCAACTGTTCAACCGATGCCTTGAAGGTGTCCGGCCTACCGTCGCCATCCGGCTGGCTCACGGCCAGCACGCCGTCACGTTTAAGCTCGGTCACTGGCGGCAAATTCATAAAGCTGATTTCTTCGGTCATTATTCTTCTCTTTCAGTTACCAGTTGAATGCCACGTTCAGTGACAAGCCGAACCCCTTTTTCAGTGATGAGGGCTGCGCGGCCGCTGGGCGGCGGTGTCGTCCATATCGCATAATGAAAGCCAACATCCAGATCAAACCGGCCCGGCCTAACAGTGACTGTGTTCTGGTTGAGCACGTCGAAAAAATAGCGGCGGCAGGTGCGGCCATACTGGCGCACCAGGTTCATCATCAGCACGTTATCGCGGCTCAACTGCTCATCGTTGATGCGTAACAAAATGACGTCCCAATCAAGCCATAGCTGGCGCTCAAGCTGTTGTAACTGGCCAATTTCCAGCCGTTCAAATATCTGCTCAAACCCGGCCTTGCTGCCCGCGTCTTTGGCATTGGCAAAGGCATATTTCACCCGCAGACGAAACAGCGCCAACGGCTCGGTTGGAAAGCGGTTGATATCCCGCTGGTACGCCAGCAGGCTGAGTAACTGCTCGTCGCAGGTGTCGACGTCGATTTGCGCCAGGGGAAACGTCAGCCAGCCATACACCCGTTCCCACCAGATTTTCGAGGCATGTGCCAGGGTGAGCGGCTCGCCCTTGTTCATCCAGACCGGCAGGGTGATATCAGGAAATTTAATCATCTGCCGGAACCACGTTCAGAGTGCGCAGCCGCGGCACGTCCAACCCGCTGAGAATGTCGCCCAGGGAAAAGGTCAGTGATTCAATATCGGCGAAAGCGTCGTGCAACTCTTCGGCCAGGCGCGACATAGAGAAACGGCTAAACGGCCAGGTCTTCGCGACGTCGTAATCGCTATTTTCCCGAAATGCGCAACGAACCAGGTTACCGGCGTTAGTCATCAAGGTGGCTGTTTGCTCGTCAGTCAGATGGCTGCTGGCAAACACATGCACGGTGACCGTCAGGTCAAGCGTGATTTCCGGCAAAGGCAGACACAACACGTCATCGCCGTGACCGTGGTTGCCCTGGGTCATGACATAGTCATTGACCGTATCAATAAACGGCTGGCTGGCGATGCCAGAATCCAGCAACAGGTAAACATTGGCGGTACCCGGCCCGCGCGGCGCGTCGTGCTCAAAGAAAATGCGGTCGGTGTTTAACCCAGCCAGGGCGGCAATCATGCCGCGGTAAACCGCATCAATATGGTACTGCCCGACCAGGTTAAACTGGTTTTTCACCCGGTCGCGCAAATCGTCGTCAGACTCCGTATCAGCGCCTGGCGTGGTTAACCAATCATCCTCATTCACCGCACTGGCGATGCCGTCGACCGCCACCGGCAAAATCCGGTAATACCCTGGCGCCAGGTTAAACCCGCTGCCCTCGAGCTCGGCCACCACGGGCACCAACGCGCTGGCGGTACCTGGGGGGATCGTGACGTCGGCAGTCGTCACCAATCGGTAAATGGTGCCGTTGATACGCTCGGTCTGGATAACAGTACCCACCGGCACGGTGATTTCACGCCCGGCGTCTACCTTGGTGAAACGGATGGCTCCCACGGCAGCGGTGGCCGCTTTGCGTGCCAAGTTGACCGCCCAGGCGAACAGGTCAACAAACGTGCCCCCGGCCGTCGCCAAAAACAGGTTTTTCATCACCGTATTGACCAGGGCATCTTTGAGCCAGAGTACCGGCGCGGTAACAATCGCCGTAATCAGACGCCAGAATGGCGACATTCGCGAGGTGTTGGTGATAAGCCCCTCCTCGCGCACGATGGCGTTAAATTCATCGCGTATTTGGGCCTCCGTAGTCGGCATACCCCGATCGGCCAAAATGGCTTCATAGTCTGGATTAGGCTTGTTGTTCATCGTTTTCTGTTCCTGCAGTACAGCTATTTGCGTCTATGTATGCCGGTACGTCTTCACGTCAACGGGGTTTCCAGTGACAACGGGCCGAAATCGTAGGTATCGGCAGCGATAAAATAATCACCGTTGCGGCCATCGGTGATGCTGACGGTACCCGGCACGATCCGATCGTCGGATTCGACCAGTAACTCCATCTGCATCATAATGTCAGCCTGTAACACCGGGCTGCGCTCGGCGATCAGCTCTTTAACGATGCCCGATTCAATAATCATGTGAACCACGTCCTGCGCGATGCTGACGCGGTTGTTGCAAAGTTCCGGCTCATTGCCAGAGTCCAGCGTAAAATTGCGGTCGGTTATCAGCAGGTCGATATATTTCAGTTCGGTACTCATCCCGCAGCCAACTCCCGCGACTCCATCAGTGAATCAAAGGTTTCCCCGTTCTGTGGGTAAATATTCACCTGGCCGATTTTGCGACTGTTGTCAGTGACTTTGCCCTGCGCACCGCTGGTGAGGGTCTTAGCGATGCCGCCGCGCTCCATCTGCGGGGCATTAAGCCCGGCAGGGCCAGCCAGCCCCGACACGTCCGGCGCGGCATCACCGACCGGTTTCAGGTCGATATTGACGCCGGGGATCTTGTTCAGCTTGGTGACTATCCAGTTGTAGGTTTTGCCAAAGGACTGGATCAGGGAATCCCATAACCCGCTAAACACGTTGCCGATGGTATCCACAAAGTCGGTGAAGGCTTTAACCGGTGATAGGCCGGTAAAGAAATTCACCACCATTTCCCAGCCCAGTTTGATGGAGGCCCAAACCCCGGCGAACATGTCGCCCACCTGGCCAGCAATCTGCATGACCCATTGGAATGCGGCGCTATCCATCAGCGCGGCCTTGAGCTCGTCCCAATGCGTAACGGCATACCAGATGCCCGCAGCCAGTGCGGCGATGGCAATAATGATCAAGGTGACCGGGCTCATTAAAATTTGCATGGCCCCCGCAGCAAACGCCGTGGCGATGCCATAGGCGCGCATGGCAAGGGTGGTCGCCATCAGTCCGGCGCGCTGTAGCCAGGCCGCGACGGTTGACATTCGCCAGGCCATCGTCACCGCCAGCAACGTGAGACGCAGCACGCGCATGGTGGCGCTGTAAGCGATCGCCACAATGCGGGCCAATTGCAACGCGCGGGCCTTGAGGTTAATCGCCCACCACAAGGCACGAACGGCCAGGGTGGCGACCTTCCAAATGCCGGTTATCCCTATCCAGACAAATTTTGAAATCCCGACAACCAGGTTGGCCGCGGCACCTACGGCCACGAATCCCAATACACCCAGCGTGATATACCCCAGCCAGCGTGCAATATTCGGGAACAGTTCCATCCATTTGGCAAAGCGCATGCCGCTCTCTGCCAGTTTTTGCAATAACGGATTCAGGACAGGGATCAGCGTACGGCCCAGGACAATGCTCATGCCTTTCCAGATGGCCTCCAGACGTTCCCAAATATCGACCATGGATGCGGCCATTTTCTGCGCATTGTCCATCCCGGAAATTTTATCCAGGGAAAGGATGCTACCTTTTAACCCTTTGATATTTCCGGCCAGCAGCTTAACCATTGCCACCGCTTCATCACTGCCGAAGGCTTTTTTAATGACGTCTGAGTCAGCCACTTTGGACAGGTCGCCATATTTACCCTGGATAAGGGTGAGAATATCGACAATGCCCTTCATCGACCCATCAGCGTTGGTAAACGACAGGCCGAGTGTTTTTTGCGCGTTACCAATCCCCGCCAGGAATGATTTGTATTTGGTACCGGCTTCCGAGCCACTCATGGTGGCTTGCAGCTGGCCGAGAATAGCCATCTGTTCAGTGACGCCGATCCCGGCAGAAGTACCCGCCGCCCCCAGCGCACCAAACGCGGCCGACATTTCATTACCGGAGGTTTTGAACACCTTCACGGCCTCTGCCGTTTGCCCGGCAAGCTGTTTTACCCAGGTTGAACGGCCCATCGCATCGGCGTTTTTCTGGAAAATGCCGTACATGGTGCCCATATAGGAGGTGATCACAGCCGTATCGGCCTTGGTAGCTTTTGCCAGTGTTGCTGAAGCAACAGTAAAGTCGCTTAACTCATTGCCCTGCAAACCTGCAATGGCTGACTGAATATCGTAAGAAGCGCGGACAATATCGGTGGCGCTGCCGCCGTACTGCATGGAAAATTTAAGCGCTGAGTTTGCCAGCTTACTCAATACTTTTTCTGATACGTCTAACGAGCGCACTTCGCCCAGGGCTTTCTCCATCTCATAAGCAGGGCCTAAAAAACCCTTGATCGCCTGTGTCGCTCCCCACACTCCGGCCGCACCGATCCCCATCTGCCTGAACGCCCCGGCTGATTTTCGGGTGAAACTCTCAACAGACTGCTGCGCCTTGCCCAGCGGTGCGCTCAGGTTGTTTTTGAGACTCAGTAAAAAAGCCAGTTCTTTCATGAAGATTATGTCCTGGTGCCGGTGAAGGCGAAGGCGATGCCCGCCGCGATACTGTTAATGTTGCTTTCGTGAAAATACTCGGCCAGCCAGAGGGCGCGGGCCAGGTTCATGCTGCTGTCGCCCCGTTCGGCCCCGTCGTCATGGTCTGACGGTGAGGGCAGATAATGACGCCGTAGCGTCACCATCTGTTCGTAGTTACTGGCCCGGATGTGCTCGACTAACTGGCCTATTCCTTTACTTCAATCTCAACAGACGGCGCATAAACCTTGTTAATCTTCTCCGCGATTTGCGCTCCCAGGCCCGGCGTGAGCAACAGTGTTGCCAGTGCCTCGCGGGATTCGGGCGCAACGATGCGTTTCAGGTAGGTGGCGACGGCCCCAACGACATCCTCGGCACGCGCCGACTCGTTCAGGCATTTGTTATACGCCTGCAACGTCGGGGCAAATTTCACATCCACGCCGCCGATGCCCAGGGTGATGATGCCGCTATTTTCTTTGCTCATGGTCTATGTCCTTTCTCTGTTGAATTTCAGTCACTAACTGGTTATGCCTGGCGGCGCAGACAACATACAAATTGCTGTATTGCCGCAGCGCCAAATCAAAATCATTTCCCGTTGGCCCCGCCAGGCGTGGCAGGCTTTCCGGGCACTTTGCCATCAGATTGGCCTGATAAGGTTCGCTCGGCCTGGTCAACACTGTGGTTGAACATCCCGACATACTCATCAGTAGCGCAAACATTGCGAAACACCGGCTTGATTGTTTCGGTATGGATAACGCGCTCGGTATGGATCTCATTGCCGTGCAATTCCTGTAATTTGGCCTCCAACACCCTGGCAGACTCAGAAGAAACCCCCTGAATGAGCCCGCGCAGCTCGTCGCGAAACTCGGCCTGGCGCTCGGCCTTTTCCTGCGTGGTGACCGTCATAAACCAGCCCCCGACCGCAGCCCCAATCAGAAACACCCCGACCAGGCGCGAAATCATTACCGAACCCCTTCATGCTCAAGGCTGAAATGGTTGCCGTCCGGGCGTGAGAACCGACCGCCCCAACTGCCGCCGATGGATTCCCAAAACTCACCCAGCGCTCGGTATGCGGCGCTGTCGGTCTGATACACCCCATCAATAAACAGATTGAAATCCACGGCCAGGCGCTGGGTATGCAGGCTGTTGCTGATCCCGCTGCCTTTCTTGGCATTGAGCGCGGCTTGTTCCGGGGTGCGGTACGCCTCGCCGAACGTTAGCCGCATGCCGTGGTCACCGGCATAGGTGATCAACTGGGCAATCAGTTGGGTAAAAAGCTGTTGTTTTTCGCTCAGTTTCATGATTTTTCAGCCCCTTTTGTTTTTGACTCAACATAACGTTTGAGCATGGATTCAATCACCGTGTGCCCCAGTATCCCCAGCGCCGACGCCGCGCCCACCAGGGCCATCTCGTCAATATCGGGCCAGCGGATCAACAGTACCCCGGCAATCAGTGACACCGCCGAGCCCAACACCATGCGACCCAGTACCAGTTTGACGGTCAGCTTGGCGTCATCGGCCAGCACCTTGCCCAGTCCAATGATCGCCCCGAGCAACAACAGTTTTAAAAACGTGCTTTCGCCATTCGGCATAGGTCACCCAATCAGATCGCGCACGTCGCTCTCCGATAACATCGGTACGCCGTCAACATGGACAAAGTCCGGGCTGGTCACCAGGAACTTGACCTTGTGGCTGGCCGTTTCCCCGCCCTTCGGATCAAAAGCCAACGGTGAGGTGACAATCAGCTTGCAGCCGAACGCCTCCACCGTGAGCTCTTCGTCACCGGTATTGGCATAAAAAAGAATGTCCGTCGTCGGCATGCCGCGGTAACTGCCCGCAGTCCGGGCCACTGCCCCTATCTTTTTGAAGTTTTTGGTATCCATCTCCATTTCGCCTTCGGCGGCGACGTCACCGGCAACGTGACCGTCAGGAATGCCGCGCGTTTGCGCAACGGCAGTGTTATCGGTCACGTCCAGTGAAATGGTCTTCACATGGATGATTTCGGTGCCCAGGGTGATATCAAAATCCATACCCCCAATACGTGCAGTCATGGTTACGCCTCCAGTGACGTGTCCAGCATGATGCTGACGGTGATTGATTTCGGGCTTTCATACGGGCGCACAACCAAATAGATTTGCACCGTTTCTTTGTCAGCCCAGGTAATTTCCACGTCGCCCGCTTGCGGCGGTTTCACCTCGCCGGGGAACGTCACGCCATTAATCTGCGTGCTGCGGGACATTTCGCGCAGTGTCCGGCTGAAATAGGTCTTGTGGCTGGCGATACTGGCCGGGGTGCTGTTCAACGCGCGATCGCCGATTTTGGCAATGGCCTGAATACGCACCCGGCGCGCTGCCTTATCGACAATGCGCAGGTATTCGATCACCGGGTAATCACCGCCTTTCACGTCCAGCGTGAGGCCATCAGACCAGTATTTACCCTCATAATCGGCGTACCACATCGGCACCGAATAGCGCAGGTCATGCATGGCGCGCAGGTGAGCCAGATTCAGCTCGATGCCGTCGCTGTCGACGGGCAGCTCGCTGCTGCCAATCCCCAGGCCCACAATCGCCCCTGTTTTCACCCTGGCCGGGCTGTCGGCGATGGTGACGCTGCGGTGACACAGACGTCCGCCCAGCGCCCCAGCCTCGTTACCCCATAATGCAGGCACCAGTTGAACCCCATACGCGGCGATATCCTTGGCGAGCTCTGCCTGAAACTTGAGATAATCGGCCCAGTTCACCCCAGGCGGTACACCATCACCGCCACCGATACCCGGTAAACCTTTAGGGCCGCTGACAGTCAGCACGAACCACACCCAGCGGCCCAACTTGCTGACCAGGGTTTCACGCAATGCGGAATAGGCTTCAATGGCGGTGCGCCCGGTTTTGGCATCGGCCAACTGCGTAACCGCAACCACACCCTCAACCGAAATAATGTCCTGGACGTGCTCGATCGCGGCCGGCCACTGTGTTGCGTCAGTGTCTTTCTCCACCAACAGGGCATAGGCTTGCCAGTTCTGCCCGGCGTTGACCTTCGCCGCGCGAAGGCACTCCCGTAGCCCCTCGCTGGCATCAGCCAGCACCGTGTCAATATCAGACTGTGAATTGAGCGCCACCAGGTCACCGGGGCCCGTCTCAGCGCTGCCGACATACAAGACAGTGCGTTCAATCTCATTGATCGTGCCCTGCCGCTGATTCAGCTGATTAATCGTTACATTGGGCCATGTCATTTTTTTGCTTTCCCCTTAACGTCCTGCGCACGCACTTTCCAGCCAAAACGGATGGCCTGCATCTGGCGCGCAAGGATCTTGTTGAATTCATCGTCACTGACTGCCAGCCATTCACGGCCAGGCAGGGTGATTGTCCAGCTTGCCTTTGCGCGCCGACCTTCCAAACTGCGAATAATGGCCCCGGCCTTTTGCTTGGTCAGGCTACCCATAATCTCGCTGACTGCCGGTTTACGCGGCGCGCTCACCGGAAACTCGGTATATCCCAGGTCATGCAGACGTTTGGCCTGGCGCAGTGTCGCTGTGTCGCCGTTCTGTTTACTGGCTCGCGCCGCTTTGGCTGCGGTCATTTGGGCGGTAAACCCGGCTTGCTGCACCTGCCCGACTACACCAGGCGAAACACGTTTTTTGCCTTTAAGGTAGATCCGCGCTGACTCTGACGCCGGTAACTCGCTGATCGCCATCATTTTTGGCAGTTGGTTCATCATCTTGCCCGGAAAGCCGTTTTGCCTACCGGGCCACTTGATCCCATCGGCATTTTCCTGCCGTTTTTGGTGGCGGCGGGCGGCAACCATCACCCCCAGTTTCAGAATGCGATAGAGCAAACGGCGGCGCTTCGGCGGCGGCAACTCTGCGGCTTTCAGCTCTTTTTTCAGCGCATTCCACTGTTGGGTATTGAGCGTGAAATCAACCCGCATCGCCCGTGACCTCAACCGGGGCCCCTCGGCCCCCTGCGCCATAAACCCACCCTTTGGTGGCGACATTCACTTGGGCATCAGCCAGGCTGTAACGCTTGCCTTGCAGCGGAATAACGCCGTTCTTGGCGTCTTCAACCAAAATAATGTCGTCTGCCAACGGTACAGTGATGGTGATAATGGCATCGCCATTGTTCATCAGCTGTGTAAACACCTCAGGCGGTTCCAGTTCCATGCCGTTGTAATGCGCGTTGGCGTGCTCAATCAGCCAGGCCCCCACCAGGGCAAATGGAATATCCGGATCATGCAAACGGTAGGGCCAGCGCTCCCAGGCCAGTGTTGCGCTATAACGGCGGATCATGATCCGTCGTTGCCCCAAGCCCCAATTCTTGGCCGCATGGATCAGTTGGATATCGTCCATCCAGGCATCGGCCCCGATGGCAACAGACATCAGCCTTTCCGGCAGATTGGCTTTTAAAAATGCATATAATTTATCAATCTGGTTCATATCAAATGCACCCCCACTCGCCTGCGCCCCTTAATGCCACGCAACACCACGGCAGCTTCGGCCAGCAAAGACGCCTTGGTCTGTGGTGCATCCTGGTTGGTGTTGTCTTCCCGGCGACTGATCGCCGCAAACTCGCCCATCAGGTCGGCTTTAGCGCGAGCATAGACCGCTTTTTTATATTGCGCCGTCAGGGTGTTATCCCCGTCCATCACTGGCCCTGGCACGGCTTTGGCGGTGGCGTACCCCTTCCGTTTCTGCTGGCTGACAAACTCAGCCAGGGAGGGGTTAATTTCTGCAACGGCGGCGAGCATGGCCTGGATCACTGTCGTTTGATGGATGGTCGGCGGAATGCTGCGCTGCCGCTGGAATTCATCCAGCGCCAGGTCAGGCCAAAACCCGTCATTGGTGAGCGTTGCCTTTTGAAATCCATCATCACCAGGTCTAAACATGCTGCCCTCTCGTTACAGGTGCGGGCTGACGAGTTTCCACGGCCCGTAAGACGCTAAGCGCTACGGCCTCCACTCCGCCCGCCCCGGCTGGCCGGGTGTCGGTACTGCACCCTGATAATCAGGATGCGGTGTCAGTATCCGCCTCATCGGCGGCAATCTTTTCCAGGGCACGAATACGGGACGCAATGCGCTTGCGTAGCGTTTCTACCCCAATCTTTTTATGGAACCCTTCGGCCTGGGCCAACAGCTCGTTAGCCTTTTTCAGCGTGGGAATGTCCTCGATCGCGCTGGCTACCGGCTTGCCGTCCCTGTCCCTAAGCAACAATTCCCCGGCAAACTTGAACCATTTGGCCGTGATTTTTTCGTGCAATCGCCAGTTTTCACGCACGTTAGTAAACGTTCGGGAAAAATACGGCTCAATGCTGTGGCCTGCCTGCGCCTCGGCGATCGCCCATTCCAGGACATAGTCAGCGACGAACGCCGGAAACTGCCGCTTGATGTTGTTAGGCGTAGGCTGTTGCTGCTTAATCGCAATATCTGCCCAGTCCAGTGCTTTATCGATCTCCCCGGTATCAAACAGCCACACAACGCAGTAGCCGAATACCGGATAGATGTAGATCCGTTCCGCCGCCAGGTAGCGATCGGCATACGGCAACCATTTGGGCAATAACTCCGACGCTTTCAGCGCAACCCGGTCAGCAGTGCGGGGTAACGCCTGTAACCGTTTGATATCCTGCTCAAGAGACAAAAGTTGCAGGTGCAGGCTGTCAGCGTTATCCGGTAGCGCTGCCGAATCAGGGGTCGGGCGCGTTCTTGCCTGCGCCAGCACCTGGGCACGGTATCGCAAAGGATTGAATGTCATCAGCCTGCCCCTGTTTACACTTCGGTCTTATCGAGTTTTTCGCCTTCGCCTTCATCGCCCACTTTCGGAATGAGGCCCGCCAGGCGCGCCGCGTCAATATCGGCCTCGGCTTCAATCTTCACCGCTTCTTCATCAATCGCGCCGTACATCATTGGGTGACCGAGCGCATAACCCTGGTTACGCCACCAGGCGTTCTCAAAGCCCATGCGATCCTGAATATGTTCGGCACGGCGGTACTGGTGATTGCGCTGGGCGTAGATGTGCAAATTAGCCAGGGTGGTGGCGACCATGCGTTTACCCGGCAGGAACGGCGCAACGTACACGCGGCGACCCGTCACTGTGTTTGCCAGCATCTGCGCGGCCATGTTCTCTGTCGGCTTGCCTGCTTCCTGGAACAGACGGAACTGTTCGGCAGCAATCAGGTCAGCACCAATCAACAGCACCAGCGCAGGGTCATTTTGGAACTGCTGCGGAATGGTGGTGCTGATAAGCCATGACGCCATTGCATCCAGCGTTTTAAAGATGCCGTTTTCACCTAAGGTGAGCGTCTCTTTGCCTGGATTGATCACTCGCGGGGTAAAGCCGGGGATGCGGTCTTCTTCCGGTGTAGTCGGGTCAGCATGGATCTTGTCGAAGTTCTTCGCGATGGCATGCCAGCCGGGCGCAATATCTTCCCCGTTAGGGAACTTGGTCAGGTCGGTAACAGTGGCCGCGTGGGTACCATTGAAACCAACGCGGACAATATCATTGGCGAATGTCAGCAGGGTGAACTCGGCAACCAACTGGATGAACTCTTCATCGGTAGTGCCTGCATGCACCCAGTCAGACAACGTTTCCCACGGCAGACGGGCGCAGGAGTCGGTCGGATGCAACTGGTAAACGTTACCGGACAACCCTACGTCCTTGCTGAAACGCTTGTCAGGATTGCGGCCAGTGAACACGCCAGGGTTACCCACATCAATGACCTGACCACGGATTTGGGACACGTCACGCATGGTGATCATCGGCAGGAACCAGTTGGAATCCATCAGCGCCAGTCGTAAGGCGCTTTCCTGTGGCGGACTGATACTGAAGCGGCCGATACCGTTGGTACCGATCGGCAGTGAATTTAAATTAGCGCCACTGGCCTCGCCGATTTTTTTGGCGTAAGCCTGCGTCAGCTCATACAATTTATTCATTGGCATGGCGGATAGTCTCAGTTATTTGTCAAGGCGCTTACCGCAATGACGATTTAATTCATGCTGTTCCGGTTTTATTAACCGTAAATCAGAATGCGTAATTTTTACCGCTGGTTGCACCAGGGGCGACGTCGGGGAGTTTTGTGGTAACGGCGTCGAGTTTATTAAATTTTTTCTCGGCATTATTCAGTTTCCCTTTCAGCTTGCTGAACTCCCCGCCCGTCACCTCGTCTTTAATTTCGGTGACTTCTCCCTGAACGGACTCCAGCGCGTCTTTAATTTCCGTTACGTCAACCACGTTATCTTTAATTTCAGCAATAACGGCGGCTTGCGCTTCAATGGTTGCGGTTTGTTCTTCAACCGTATCCTGTAATTCTGCAACGGCTTCAATAATGACCTGCACATCCTCGTCAGAGAATTTCCGGCCTGAGAATAAACGGGACTTCGGTTTTTCCTGTTTCGCTGGCGCGCGCTCTTCCTTTTTTTCAGGAATATTGAACAGGCTGCGGAACAGCGTTTTTTTAGCTTTTGAGTCTTGAGTAGACATAGAAAATTCCTTGGTGTCGGCGACATCACTGATAACTAACGGCTCCCATGAGCCATACGTCCGGCCATCTCTTTTTGAACTGAACCGCAAACGCTCGGTGCCAATACTGGCGGGGGAACTGGTCACGCCCAGCCCTTCAAGGTAGGGTTTTCCGGTATCGCAAAAATCCAGCGTTTCCGAAGGTTCAATGGAACAAAAAAGGAGCTGCCCATTGCGGTTGGCATACATCAAATCCATGCTGGGACACAGGCGGGCATACAGACGCATCAGGCCGTCTTCTTCTTCGGCTTTCAGTTCCTGGACTTCGCCATGACTGCCCCACCACCGATCATGTTCAGGCCAAATCAGCGCCGTATAGACGTTAGTGTCATAACTCTCGGCCATATCGATAAGCCATTGAGCATCAATTGTGCGGCCATCAACGGTTTTACCCTCGGTGGCAATACGGATAAAACTGGTTGTCAGTTGTGAACCGGACATAATTAACCTTCTTCATTAATTTTGCTGGCGTGGGGATAATATTAACTCGAAGCAGTATTACGGAATGAATTTACTATTTCACGCACTCACATTCTTATTCATTCGTAATAGTGTCCCATTGCGATTAATTCCGATATTTACTGCTCATTGGCAATAAACAAAGCCGCCATAATGACGGCATGACCAAAAAATCAAAATACCCAGAAGAATTAATCACCGTCGCCCGCTCATTATATCTAAAGCGCTGGACGGCTCAGGAAATTGCCGCTGAATTAAATTTGAATTCAACGCGGGTGATTTACTATTGGGCGGATAAATTCGGCTGGCGTAGCCTACTCAGTGAAGAAGACCTGGAATCGGTGATTAATCGCCGCGCCGCGGTGCTGGTCGATAAAGCCAACAAGAATGACGCCGAGCTCAAAGAGCTGGATAAATATATCGATCTGCATGCAAAGCTGATTGTCAGCCGCCATAAGCATGCGGAAAAAATCCACGCCATGAACCTGGAAGCCGCCGCACGAGGCATCCGGGCTGAGGGGGCGGGCGGCGTGATAGAAGCAATCGCCGATGAGGGAAATGACGAGGCCCGCGGCAGTAAACGCCGCCGTAAGCGCAACGACATTTCGGGCATCGGTGAGGCTGACTTTAGCGACTTCATCAGCGGTCTGTTCGGTTATCAGAAAACGTTGCGCGAGGCCAAAAAGCACCGCAACCGCATTTGGCTAAAATCGCGCCAGATCGGCGCGACCTGGTACGCGGCATTTGAAGCACTGGAAGACGCGATTTTGACCGGCAACAATCAGGCGTTTCTCTCTGCCTCCCGGCCTCAGTCACTGATATTCCGCCGCTATATCGTGCGCTTTGCCTTTGAGATGTTCGGCATTGAGCTCAAGGGTGACCCTATTGTGCTCAGCAACGGGGCTGAACTGCATTTCCTGTCGACCAACAGCAACACCGCCCAGGGCTTTTGCGCCAACGTCTATATTGACGAGATTTTCTGGCAACGCGGCTTTACCGAACTGAAAAAGGTCGCCGGGGCCATCGCCACCCATACCCACCTGCGCCGAACGTATATCTCAACACCCAGTGCCAAAACGCATCAGGCTTACCCGTTCTGGACGGGTGACGAGTGGAAAAAAGGCAAAGCCGCGCGCGAAAATATCGAGTTCCCGACCTTCGAGCAGATGCAACGCGGGGCCATGTGCCCGGATAACCACTGGCGCTATATCACCACGGTAGAAACCGCCGTCGCCGATATGCAGGCGGTGGCCGATGCGACCGGCGACCCAACCCGGGTGTTGATTGACCTGGAAGAAATCATTGAAGAAAACAGCGGGAGTGCCTTCAATCAGCTGTACATGTGCCAGTTTGTCGATACCGGCGATTGCGTCTTCCGCTTTGACCAACTGGAAAAATGTCTGGCTGACGTGTCCACCTGGGACGATCACGATATCAAGGCTATGAGGCCCTTTGGCAACCGGGAAGTCTGGGCAGGGTATGACCCGGCCCGTACCGGGGATACCGCGTCATTCGTCCTGGTCGCCCCGCCACTGGTCGAGGGCGAACCGTTCCGCGTCCTGCACGTCGAAACCTGGCACGGCTTCAACTTCAAATACCAGGTCGGGCGCATCAAAGAGTACATGACCCGCTACAACATCACCCATATCGGCATTGATACCACCGGTATCGGCGGACCGGTGTTTGAGATGGTGCAGGAATTTGCGCGCCGGGAAGCTACCGCCATTCATTACAGCCTGGAAAGCAAAAACCGCCTGGTCATGAAGATGATCGACGTGGTCGAGCACAAACGTATTGCCTGGGACAACCAGGATAAAGGTATCGCCGCCAGCTTTATGGCTATCCACCACACCACCACCAAGAGCGGCGGGGCCATGACGTTTGTCGCCGATCGCAGTGCCGATACCGGCCATGCTGATAAATTCTTCGCCATCAGCCACGCAGTGATCAACGAACCCCTCAACAACGAGCGCAAGCGTAAGTCACGCTGGGCCAAACGATTTACAGGAAAGCACGATGAGCAAACGCAAACGGCAGCACAAAAACACCCGACAGCACAGCAGCGCAGCGCCTACCGTCCCGGCGCGCCGTGGCACATTCAGTATCGTGACCACAGACACACCAATGCCGGTGTTAACCCAGGGCACCCAGTATCACGAAATCTGGTACGACAACACCTACGACCACTGGCGGCAACCGATCGACCGGCTGGCCCTGGCGCAGCTTGCCAACATGTGCGGCCAGCACGGTGGGGTACTGTACGCCCGCAAAAATATGGTGGTCAGCGACTATATCGGCGGTGGGCTCAGCCTGGGCGAAATGGGGCAATCGGCCTATGATTTTCACTTGTTCGGCGATACCGCAATCCTGAAAGTCCGTAACGGCTGGGGCGACGTGGTCGACCTGGTGCCACTGCCTGCGCTGTATGTGCGCCGCCGCAAGGATGGCGATTTTGCCGTATTGCAGAAAGGGCCGTCTCTGGTCTATCCGGCGCAGGACGTGATTTTTTTAAAGCAGTACGATCCGCAGCAGCAGGTCTACGGACTGCCGGACTATATCGGTGGCATGCACAGCGCCTTACTGAACACTGAGGCCACCATTTTCCGACGTCGCTACTACCACAACGGGGCACATACCGGGGGGATCATTTACACCACTGACCCAAACCTCACCGATGAGATGGAAGACGATATCGCCAAGAAAATCGAAGAATCAAAGGGCGTCGGCAACTTCAAGATGATGTTTATCAACATTGCAGACGGTGGCGAAAAAGGGGTGCAGTTCATCCCGATCGGCGATGTGGGCGTGAAAGATGAATTTGCCAACATCAAGAATATTAGCGCCCAGGACGTGCTGACGGCGCACCGCTTCCCCGCGGGTCTGGCGGGTATTATCCCCACCAACGGGGCCGTGATGAGCAGCCCGGAAATAGCGCGGAATACGTACCGCCAGGATGAAGTCATTCCGTTGCAGCGTATGTTTGCCAGCGCAATCAACCATGACCCGGAGATCCCCAAACATCTGCATCTGCAATTCACCGGCATCGACAGCCGGGGGTTGCCGGTCACACAGCCGTCACGCAATGAAGTGGTCATCACGCCGGGCGAATCGGGGGCTGCATGAGAAATAACAGGCGGAAAGTGCTAAAATCCCTGCAAGAACGGCGCAGTTTTGAGGGATACGGTATGGCGCAACTGAAAATTACGTGCAGCAAGTGCGGCGCGCGGATGCATATCCGCAAATCAGTATGGAAAACACCGCAATTTGCTGACCTGTATTGCACCTGCACCAACGTTGAATGCAGCGAAACCGGGGTATTTAATGTGACGTGGTCGCATGCTATCACCCCCAGCGGCCTGGAAGGTAAAGGGTTGATCAAAGCACTGTTGGAAAGGTTGCGACCGGATGAACGGCAAATGGCGTTAGACCTGCTGCAAGGTCATGCCGGATAACAAGAACCCCGCGAAAGCGGGGTTTTCTTTTGCTGGCCGCATGGCCAACCCATTAACACACCAAGCTATTAGCTTAATAAGTTAATGGGTTATTGGTTTAAATGGCAGGGCCGTTATTCTGTTCCCAGCGCGTTATGTCATAGGCTGTCATGGGTTTAAAAGTGAGATAGCAGTGTTGATAATCCTTCTCTTGCATAACCCAGTCGAAGGAAACAATCTGGGCATATCCTCCTTCACAGGCATAGGGGAAGATATTCCCTTCAACAATAATGCTGTCATCATAAATACAGCGGGCAGTCTTCCAACCGTGGTTACTCCACGAACTGCCGGTAATTAATTTCACCGCAACTACCTTATCGTTCATATGGCCACACCTGATAATCCCACTATATAATCATACGGTAATTGCATTGCCTTTCGGCCTCCTCGGTCAGTGCATTATGCCTTTCACGTGAGCTCTGCGGCGGAATGCCAGCCTCTTTTCTGAGGTGTTCCCCGACCTGGCGCAACTGCGACGACACCCGACGCTCCCACAATGCATTCAGTTTGCCCAATGGATCGGTCGCATCAGCGGTTTTTTCCTGGTATAGGCAACCATCAACACGGGCCCGATAGCGCAAACCACCAACCGACAACACCGCGCCAGCGGCCAGCGCTTTCAATTGTGCTGTCGTCAGCGATAACCCGATTGAACAGGCAAAACCATCAAGCTGGTATTCCAATGGGCTTAACTCACGGGCCAACATGGCTTCACCGGCTGTTTCTTGGCGGGCCGTCCCCCCTTGTTGCTCCTCCCACTGTAACGCAACTTTATAGCCGGTGCGTGCGGCAGCTTCCCGTTCAGTGTTCACTTTAGCTGACCAGACACCTGGCGGGCTGGCTGCGGCTTTTACCCTTGGCCAGTCATCATCCGTCAACGGAATAGACAACGCCTGCACCATTTGCATCAGGGGGTTTTCCATCTTAATCGGGAGATTGCTGCGCAAACGTTGAAGCAATGCCCGCCGTTCCTGTTGCGTCATGCGCGTGAAATCGTGGTCAATACTCCCATCCGGCGCGGCACCCTCCGGGGCCGAATTGTTAATTTCTTGTGACCCCGTACAGTTATTGACAGTACTCCGAGGGGGCGCAGAAGCGCCCTGACGGTCAACGGCCAAACCCGGCACCTTGGCTTCATCGTCGTCGGTACGCTTTTTAGGGACAATTTTGTACTCTTTAACGTGGGTGACAATCGGGCAACCCTCTCCGATCTCCGGCATGTAAACACCGCGTATACGTTTGACGACCTCGCCGTAGTCATTGGGTTGCTCTCGTTTTTCGTACCAGGGGCGGACTGTTAGATCGATTCGCCTGACGAATGGGCCGCCCTGCGCCATGACATACCCCGCCCAATCGGGTTTATTGGCAGCATCATGTACAATGGCGCACTCGACGCTAAGGCCCATTGCCATATCGTGATCGTTGAGTTGGCGCAGTTCGCGCCAAGGGGATACCGGGACGCAGCCCAGAAACTGAAATTGCCGAATGCCCCAGAGAGAGGCCCATGCACCGATCGCCCTGGCACTTTCCGTCATTGGCTTATGTGTTTCATCGTCAAGCAAACCGTCCAGGGCGTAACCGTCGATATTCTTCGAAATGTATTTGGCAATGTATCCGGTTGCCGACCCCTTTTTCTTATCGATGACTTCACAATGGAAACGGGCCTTGCGGGCACGATCGTTGATCAGCTCGCCGCTATCATCAGCATGAGCGTATTCCTCAACAATCCCAAGAATGGCCGCGCGGTTATCGGGATGAATGAAAAGCAACATATGCCAGTGCGGCGTCCCATCATGGTGGGCCTCGGTCACACGCACACCAAAATACCCCAATCCCTTGCGGCCCAGCTTGGCGCGTATCTTTTCCCACATACTCGTAAAATAGCGCTGCGTTTCATTAGGTAACGCGCCGCACCATTTATGATTGTGGTAACCGTGCCGGGTGGTGGCGTGGTATCGCGATGGCGCGGTCAGCGTCAGGAACAAGCCTTCATAACCCAGCTGATCGGCAACCTCTTCATAGCCACGCACACGCACCATCAGTTCATGACGCCGGATTGTCGGGTTGGCCACACTCGCATAGACTTTATCAATCAGTGAGGTGCGCTCGCCGTCCTCGTCTTCCAGTTCCCTATCTTTCAGAAACTCATGGTTGCGCCGCTTTTGTTCACGGTGATTGCAACGGGCGTCATGACTAGCATAGGCCGTCTTGCCCTTTTTCTTGCTGACTTCGGCCAACGCGATAAAAAGCCCTTCGCGCCACCGCTTGGCATGGGTAGTGAGCTGGTTAAGCCACCATTTTTCGCTGCACATGCGGAAAATATCGCCGACTAGTTTGTCGAGAGTATCGCCAATATCATCATCATTGATATCCGCCTTGGCAAAGGTGGCTTGGCCAGGCGGTGACCGGCGAAATCGCCGGGTGATCACTGCTGCCCGGCTGTAGGCATCAAGTAACCGCTGGGCGTATACCTCGCTAGGTACCTCATCGTAGCTGGTGAGGGTAAATTCATCGTCACCGATAATCAGCTCGATCTCACTTCTAATAAAATCGGTGATAGCGCGTGCCAGCGTTTCGGTACTTTTGCGGCCACCGCTTGGCAGACCGTTGAAAGCCTTCGCCAACAGTGCGGTATCAATGGCCTGGACGGATACCGCCATGCGATCGTTTATCAGGTTCAGGCGTGGCATTACCCTCTTGATGAATGTTTTCACCAAAAAGTTATTGGCTCGCCGAATCCCTTCAATTTTGGTTTTTGTACTCCGCTCTATCCAATCCATCTTTCCGCGAACCAGGCGCTGCACAAGGCCAGGTTGACGGTTAAGCGTCGCCTGAGCATGGGCCAACTGTTCAGCAATCCTGAGCCTTGCGAGCTCGTCTTTACGAATAAGACCTGGCGGCGGCTCAATGGCCGCACGTGGCGCATTCCATGCGTAAACCCCGGTAAACGTTTCAGCGTTTCCGGGATAGGGTTTTGGCGGGGTTGGAGCCTTACGGCCCCGAGTTTCTAAGCTCATGCCTGAGCCTGATAAGCCTTAATGATTTCGCACATCGCCTTAGGCGGCACTGCATTCCCCGCCATCCAGGTGGTCAGCTTGTGCGACGGTGGACGGATGTAATCATCAGGGAATGACATTGCGCTCATGTTCTCATCGGCGTTAAGCATGCGCATGCGATCGCCGTCAATAATGGCCCATCTGTCACGGGTGGTAATGGTGCCAATTGGCCGGGAAAGAGAGCGCCCTGATTTAGAATTACCGTAATAAGAAATCAGGAACCGATCGCCAAAAGCGGCACGTCCGTTTTTAATGCGTTCAAGCGTTGCGACTGCACGCCCTGGCTTATCAATCGGTTGCCATTTACCCGCGTCAAAATCAATGAATGACTCAGCCGCCACATGGTTATATTTAGGAAGATTTAAATAGAGAGGTGATTTGCTCTTTGTGCAGATGATAAACATGCGAACACGGTTTTGCGGCACACCCAGATCGGCGCAATCAACGATATGCGGGGCCAGTGAATAGCCTAGTCCCTGCATAGCCGATTCCCAGGCTGGATATAATGCCCACTTTAAGAACTCTGGCACGTTCTCAACAATGACCCCATCGATATCCAAACACTCGGCAGCAGAGGGAACCGCCCACGCAGTCGAACGGCTGGCATCATGTTGCGGATTACCGTATTTTTTCCCCCTCGCTTTACTGTGCCCCTGGCAGCAGGGAGAGGCCATCATAAGGTCATGTTTCGGTACCAATGCCCAATCAGCCTGGCGCAAGTCCTGGCAAACATGAATTGCACCGGGGTGATTCTTGGCGTGGGCTTCAACAGCCTCCGGCCAATGGTTCGCAGCCCAAACGACTTCCGCACCAGCCATCTGAGCACCTGTTGAAGAACCACCCAAACCAGCAAACAGATCACTCACTTTCATTATTTTTCACCTTCGAACTTTGTCCCACAGAACGGGCAATAATTCATGGTCACAAGATGATCCGCTTTTGTTAAACGCGATTCGTTTCGCCCATCCTTACACTTACGGTAATATCGAAACCGATAGTTCATGGCTACCGGTGAATTATCGCCACCCGAAAAACTCCAATGAGTATTTTCAAAACCAGAAATTTCAATCTCCCCGATACTTTCGACTAGCTTTTTTTTAATATTTTCATCAACTGCTTTCTCGTATTTTTTAAAACATTCACAAGCCATTATTTAAATCCTTAATAATTGAGGTAAGCGGCAACAGAGCCAAGAGGGATACCAAGCACTTTGGCTATAAAGGAAAGAGTCTTGCCTTGTTGTCGCAATTGGTGACAGGCAGAGACAACAGGTTTGTATTTCGTGTGATACTTCAATGAAACATCCAGCCATTGAGCGCGGCAATGCACCGCACGCGCTGACCGATTAATAACCTTGCCAATTTCTGCCGGTGAGGATTTACCCGCCATAGCAATGACGATGTTATCTTCCTGCGCAGTCCATTGACGATAAACACCCTTATTCCACAGTTGAATGCTCATAACTTGAATGGCCCCCGCTCAATACTCAGCATGACAAACTCAGGGGCCCACTCATCTAATAGAGTGATATGGGTAACGCGAACCCAAATGAATTCCCCGGTAAACCCTACAAGGTGATCAAACTCTGGATGTGGGCCATACTCTTGCAGGCAAAGCAAATCCCCCACTGAAAAGCCACGGTCATTTAAACGAAACTCAGCTTTTTTTTCCCCACTAACAACAGCTGCAAAATGTTCAGGTTCAATTTTTAAATCATGCTTATTCATTGCAAGCACTCCCGGTTAAATTCTTTCCGGCTCATCAAACGCCAATCGGCCCCACTATTGCGGCTAAGTAACCGCCAGTTAGGGCCGACTTTAATTTTTAAAACAGTATTATCATCAGCCGATTTGGTTAATTTATTTTTACGCTGAAATCCGCGTATTATATTCACAGCATTGCGGTAAACTTCTGGCGGTGCTGCCCGGTTAGATATATTAATCACTTTCTAAACTCCGTATTCAGACAATAGAAAACCCGGCGCAATATATAAAAGCGCCAGAAAACCCAGTTGCTAATTACTCGCTTACACTTAATACACTATCGGTGTTACTCAACCGATGCGGGAATGAGCCTACCAGCTCCCGCAGTTCTCGCATCGCCTCGATAACGGCAAGCCGTTCCCGTTCGGTTAGGTGCTCAAATTTCACCCTGTGCCTAGCCTTTGGAATTTCGGCAGTGAAATAAATCAGCCCTCTATGCCTGGAATGCAATGAATTAATAAACTCTTTCGTTTCATTACCGGCTGTTTTAAAGGCTGCAATCATTTGCATGCACTTATATGAATACGCCAGCCCTTTCTTTTTCTGGCTTGGCGTTGGCGCTACGCCAATATCACCTATTAAGTTATTCATATAATCCGCCTCCACATCATCTATATGGCAGCGCACCCCGTTGACGCCCCGCACCAAAGGTTAACGGGCGGGATGCGCTCCCATATAGGTGCCGGGTTTTAGCCATGCCCGGCGCATGGTTTTGTGGTAATGTTTCTGCGCCTGATGCCGTCCACCCTCATAAGGACTCAGGCTTAACATTCACCTCCACAAGGAAAGGAGTAATTGCTATGTCTAATAAAAAACGCGCTGAACTAGTTGGCAACATTGTGATGACCATTGGCAGCGACGACAAAAACAAATATGTTGTCATTGAAAATGAACTTGTCAGCACGGCTTTTGGTGAAGCACTTTCCGGCCCTAGATCCATTAGTTTCGCCTATACAGAACAACAAGTCAGAGATCTGATTGAGCATTTAAACAAGGGCCTTATGGATTTAGTTACGAAGAAATAACCATTATCCCTTGTACGTAATGAAGCTAGGTGCTGTAGATCGAGTATACTTTCTCAGCACTTCTTTAATTTTCGCAGCGTCGTTTGTCGCTGCTTTTAACGTCTCTTCATCCACCACAGACAACAAGTCATCAACAATGGTGTAATTATCCACGCCACCCTCTGCGTTATATTGGATACGCCCAATAAAATTACCATCACGATAGAACGTACTAACAGACGGAGTTAAGTTGTCATAATAAATAATGTTACCCATTTTGTTATCACTCCTTTATTACGTTTACAAAGCGCTTTCCGAAATTTCACTTTAGAAAGGACTCTGCCTTTTAAGCGAAAATTCCCATTAACTTGGCAAACCAGCGGGCCTTATTACGCGGGCGCGCCATGAATGGAGTGCGGCACCCTTTAATAAACTGCACCTCGCTGGCCTCCGGCTGGAAGTGGCGACCGTCCGGGGCTTCAATCCAGCCGCGAGTATGGCGGCGATGTGTCACCTGCTGGCCGTTGATAAGCATTGCGGCCAGTGATGGACATTGCACGGTTGTCATGATTGGGCTTCCTCTTCAATGAATAGCTCCGGGGTGATTTCTGTACGGCTCCAGGCTTCGGATTTGGCTCTCAGATATACGGCTTCTTTGCTTCCCGCGTAAGCGGCAGCGGCGGCGATGCTTTGCAGCATTTCACATGCCCAATAAATTTCTGCCGGTGAATGCGGCGGTGCATTACGGATGGCCCGTTCCTGGCGCAAGGCGTACATGCTCAACACTTTGTTAGCCGCTGCAAAAAATGGCTGGCTCATCCCTTCACCTCGCTTTGCCCATATAACCCGTCGATATAACTGGTTGCCTCGGCCTGCGCGTCAAACTTGCCGTAGGACTGATCGCCCTGGCTAACGTGGTACCGGGTGACCGGGTTCATAGCCTTCCGGGGTAACTTGGTAATGCAAAAACCCCGGTAAACGTTGGTATGCTCGCTGACCTTGGTCAGCGCATGCGCTGGCTGGTTCATGGTTCAGCTCCCTTAAACCTTCATCCGTAGCGCTTCCTGCGCCTCTTCGTAGGCTTCCAAGAACTCGTAAATCATGTTTACTTCGCGCTCTTTGCCTTTCTTCTTTTTGGTCAATGTCAGCTTGTTTTCATTGGCCTGCTGCTGCACGGTGCGGACTGTTTGCCCAGTGACTTCCGCATAGGCGGAAAGCGTCAATTTCGGGTATGGCAAACAAAAAACTACCGGACAATCAGGCATTTTCACCATAGCGGGCTTGGGTCTTTTGACTGTCATCGTTTATCCTTCCAGATCACCACCGGATTCAACCGGATTTCATAGGACTCAACAGTCTCCACATGGAGACGATGAAAAGAGGATAGTCTCCATATGGGTACGATGTCAAGTGACTACGGTGAAAAGCTCAAGCAGATAAGAACAGCTGAAGGACTAACACAGCCAGCCTTTGCTAAAGAGTTGGGATTGGGGCTTAGCACAGTGAAAAATTACGAGTCTGGGCAAAAGAATGCAGGGCTATCAATCGTTGATAAGGTCGCCAATCACCCCAGGTTTGAAAAATACACAATGTGGCTAATGAATGGGAAAACGTCAGAAGCAGCGGGGCAAATCTCCCCGTCTCTCTCCCCTGATGGGCACGACAACACATCCGACCACCAAAAAGGCCAGAAGGTTGGCTAACCGCATTGAAAATTATGGAGAAATGGTCTAGCGGCGGGATTTGCTATGAAAGGAATTATTTCGAATGACGATAACCAAACAGGATAACGGGCAATACCTGGTAGACGTTCGGCCGCAGGGCCGCAGCGGCAAACGCATCCGCAAACGCTTTGCCACAAAAGGAGAAGCGCAGCAGTTTGAACGCTGGGCGATCGCCACTCAAAACAATAAAGAATGGCTGGATAAACCAGCCGATCGTCGAACACTGACCGAATTTATCGATCTCTGGTGGAAGTACAAGGGCCAGTCCCTGAAAACCGGCGCGCAAGCAAAACTCCATCTGATTAACATAGCTGATGCAGTAGGTAACCCGCTGGCCTCGAAAATGACCAAAGGCGTGTTTTCAGATTACCGGGCGGAACAGCTTAAACGGGGGCTTAAGCCTTCGACGATTAACAAGTATCAAAAGTTGCTCAGCGGTGTTTTCACTACGCTGATTAAAGCAGGCCAGTACAAAGATACTAACCCGATGACAGGGATTGATTTACTCAGCAATAATCAATCTGAAATGACATTTCTGTCACAAGAACAAATTCACACGTTCTTAGGCGCGTTAACCGGGGATGATCTCAAAGCGTCCCGGTTATGCCTTGCTACCGGCGCGCGCTGGAATGAAGCGGCCACCCTGACCCGTTCCGCCGTGATAAAGCATAAAGTGACGTTCTTAAATACAAAAAACGGGCTAAACAGATCCGTGCCAATATCCCAATCACTTCATGATGAAATCACGGCCGGGAACGGTAAGCGCCTGTTTCCCGACGTCCATTATTTAAATGTGCGTCGTGTGCTCAAATCGGTGATCCCCGACCTGCCAGACGGCCAAGCAACGCACGTTATGCGGCATACCTTCGCCAGTCATTTTATGATGAACGGCGGCAACATCCTGACGCTTCAAAAGATATTAGGGCATGCATCCATAGTGCAAACGATGGTCTACGCCCACCTTGCGCCGGACTATCTCAATGATGCAGTGCGGCTAAACCCATTGGAAAATCAATAAATCAGAAAACAAAAAAACCACCCGAAGGTGGTTTCTTTGTTCCTCCAAGATTAGCGGTCTTAGAGGAAATATTACGCAAGCACAACACATGGGTGACTATATACCCGCCGCACGTTTTTTTCAACCTAACAAGCCCTAACAAGCCTCAACAAGTCCCGACAAGTCCCGGCAAGTCCCGACAACTGGCAAACATTCTTTATTTTCACGCAACTTACGTCAAGAATGTTATGATCAGCCTCGGCCCCTGTCGCCGACTTAGCAATCGGTCACCGGCCTTAGGATAGGGAATCCAAGTACCGTAAACGCAAGCACAACACATGCTTGTATCGTTGTGGGTCTGTCGGTGGGTTTTCAATGATTGCGGTTTAATCGGAACCGCACAATGAAAAGACACATCTGTGTTCTGCTCATTATTTTTGGCGGGATCATTGGTGCTGAAAAAGGAGGCTGGTCAATAACCAGCAACCAAATCAACATCAATGTGAACGTCAAAAACAAGTAGCCACTAGCCGCCCTTCAGGGCGGCTTTTTACCAATTGTAACCGTAGTCAAGTGATCCACATTTTGCCCAAAATGCTCGGATTCAACAGGATTTTAGCGGACTTGAAAGGTTAACCAGGTGGGGTAGGAACAGCATCAGGCCAGTGCTGACGCGGTTTAAAAATATCGGGATAAGAACTCATGGTACTTTTGCTGCCTATCCAAAAGCAAGCAAACAACGGCGTTGTAAGCGCTTGGCAGGCGGTTTTTTTTATGTTTACCATGGTAACCCCATTGTGCACGACAGGAAGCTCCATTTTGCCTAAGCCAGATGAACACTATCTCGTGATTACCGCGCTCGGTACCGAC